ATCTCGATTCAATCGTTGAAGGACAGACTTCTGGTGCAAAGGCGCGTGTAATTGAACAAGTTGACAGGAAGTCACAAGGCAATCAACTGATTGTTCGTTTCGTTCAAGGTAGTTTTGTTGCGGGAGAAACAATTGTCTCCGATCAGTCTCCGTCGATCACAGCAACACTCGATACAACAAACTTCTACGTCGAAGGCGAAACAGAGAAAAGATATATTGATCTGCCGGATTACATCTATGGCGTCACGCGCGTTATTCCTTTCGCAGGAACGCAGACTTCAAAGTCGATGTTCGACATTCAATATCAGTTGCGGTTGAATGACCTATACGACTTGACATCGACGTCGATTATATATTACAAGCAGGTTATGGATCATCTTTCACTGCTTGATTTTGAACTAAATGGCAAACCAATGTTCCGGTTCAACCGGTTGCAGGGTCGTATATACCTCGACATCAATTGGGAAACAGACGTCATCCCCGGAACATTCGTTGTACTTGAAGCATACCGCGCTTTGGATCCAAACACATTCACGCTCGTGTGGAATGAGCCTTGGTTAAAACGCTACGGCACCGCTCTTATCAAACGTCAGTGGGCAACTAACCTGAAGAAGTTTGGCGGCATTCAGTTGCCTGGTGGTGTTACATTGGACGGCCAATCGATGTATGCTGAGGCGCAGCAGGAAATTAAAGAACTAGAAGACGAGCTGCGAAACAAAGCTGCTCCGCTAGAGTTCTTCGTGGGGTGATATGTCAACTGTTCGCAATCCTTATTTCACGTTAGGGACATCGTCAGAGCAGAATCTTGTCGAAGACTTGATTATCGAGTCTCTTAAGATTTACGGCCAGGAGATGTTGTACATTCCACGACAGCTGGTGTCGAAAGACGAGATCCTCGGTGAGGATCGTCTCAGTCGGTTTGTCAACGCCTTTCCAATCGAGATGTATTTCGAGAACGTTGATTCGTTTGACGGCCAGGGCGCGTTCATTCAGAAGTTTGGGTTGATGGTCGAACAAAGTGCAACTCTAGTCGTTGCGCGTCGTCGTTGGGAGCAGTTGATTGGCAGCTATAAAGCAACGATACTTCCAAACCGGCCGAGCGAAGGCGATCTGATTTACTTCCCGCTGACAAAAGGGTTGTTTGAGATCAAGTTTGTCAAACACCAGGATCCATTTTATCAACTTGGCAAGCTATACGTGTACAAGTTGCAAGTTGAGCTGTTCCAATATGCGTCTGAGGCGATTGATACTGGAATACCTGAAGTTGATGTGTTTGAGACGCTAAAGACGTTTGATGTTGATCAGCAACCCAACATCGACGTTCCGGATTCATTCGGCGACAACAACAAGTTCAAGCAACGCGGCGAACAGTTCATGTTCAATGAAGACAATCCGTTTGGAGACGTATCGTAATGCTGAACGACAATGTATTTTACCACGGGACGATAAAGAATACAATCGTCGCTTTTGGTCGTCTTTTCTCAAGCATCTACATTGACCGCCGTAGCGGCGATTCTGTTAAAGGCGATGTTGTCCAACGGTTGCAAGTGCCGCTCGCATATGCTCCAAAAGAAAAGTGGATAGTTCGAATCGACTCAGATCCAAACCTTGAAAACTACACATATACAACGCTGCCACGAATGTCCTTTGAGATCGTTGGGTACAGTTATGATGCATCTCGCAAAGTTGGAAAGATGCAGCGGTTAGTGTGCAATGACACAACAAAGTCAAACTCGATGTTCGCTCCGGTACCATACAACATCGATATCAACTTGTATGTGCTGACCAAGACGCAGGAAGATGGCCTACAGATCATCGAGCAAATCCTTCCAACGTTTACTCCCGAATACACGTTGTCAATCATTGCGGTGCCGGAGATGAACATAGTCCAAGACATTCCCGTCACTCTGAACAATGTTGCTGTGCAGGACGATTACGACGGCGACTTTCAAACACGTCGGTTTGTTACTCACACGCTATCGTTCACGTTGAAAACTAACCTATACGGCGCGATTCAGAACAACAAACAGATATACAAAACAACTGCGAACATCACGAATCAAGCCGGTACCCCGACAAACACATTTACCGCGGCCGGCAATCCGACAAACTTCACGATAACAAGTGAACAGTGGATTGACGAGATGTGATGGTAGGACAAACTCGTGGCAATTAGTTTTTCAGTATACAACGGAAATAAGAACCTCAAAGCCGCAGGCGTTCACATTCCGTTCACGCAGGAGCAGATTGAGGAGTACGTCAAGTGTGCTCATGATCCACTGTACTTCATCAAAAACTACGCGAAGATCGTCTCTCTCGATGACGGCGTTGTCCCCTTTATTCCGTTCCCATATCAGGAGCGGATGATCAAGGCAATCCACGAGAACAAGAACACAATTGGCAAGCTGTTTCGGCAGGCTGGTAAGTCGACGATCGTAGCTGCTTACTTCGCGTGGTATGTTCTGTTCAATGACAACAAGACCGCGGTGATTCTCGCAAACAAACAAGCAATCGCTATTGAAATCTTCGGCCGCGTGCAGTTCATCATTGAGAACCTGCCACAGTGGCTTCAACAAGGTGTTGTTGAGTGGAACAAGAAGTCTCTCGTTCTTGAAAACGGATCTCGTTGCATTGCTGCAGCAACTTCTGCATCTGCTGTCCGTGGGATGTCCGTCAATCTTCTGCTGCTTGACGAGTTTGCACATTTGAATCCAAACCTTGCCGACGAGTTTATCGCTTCGGTATTCCCAACACTTTCATCATCCGACAGTTCGAAGCTCGTTATTATTTCGACGCCGAATGGCCTTAACCACTACTATAAACTGTGGAAAGAAGCGGAGAGCGGCAACAACGACTTCAAGACAGTTGAAGGTCGATGGGAAGAGAATCCAAAACGTACCGTCGAGTGGGCAGAGGAACAACGTAAGAAACTTGGTGAGGTTAAGTTCCGCCAGGAAATCACTTGCACGTTCGAGGGGTCATCGTATACGCTTGTTGATGGCGCAAAACTAGCTACACTTGCATTTGAAACGCCAATATACGACAAGGACGGGCTTGAGGTGTTCTATCCCCCCGACCGTGGAAGATCATATGTTATAACAGTTGATGTTTCCCGCGGCCGTCACCTGGATTACTCGGCTTTCACAGTTACCGACGTGACAGCAATGCCATATCGCGTTGTAGCAACGTATAAGAACAACGAAATTTCAACGCTCGAGTTTCCTCATCTGATATACAACACCGCTCGACAGTACAACGACGCTTTCCTTCTGATTGAGATCAATGACTTAGGCGAGGAAGTGTCGAACACAATATGGTACGAGTACGAATACGAAAACGTATACTTTACGGAAGGTAACGAACTTTCCCAAGCAAGAGGATATCCAGGTGTTCGAACAACGTCGAAGGTGAAATCGCTTGGGTGTTCTGTATTGAAAGAGCTTATTGAGAAAGATCAGTTGATTGTCAGTTCCTATCGGATAATCGAGGAGCTTGGTTCATTCGTTTTAACTCGCAAATCATATGCAGCACAGGATCCAGCTATCAACGACGATTTGTGTACTACGCTGTGGCTACTTGCGTGGCTAACGAAACAAGAGGTCTTCCAAGAGGTAACTAACACGAACTTACGCGCAGTTCTCACCGCGCGCAAGCAGCAGTACATCGACTCTATGATGACGCCGTTTGGATTCTTCCAGAACAACTTGCCCGACGACATTGCCGGTCAAGTTATTGATAACAAAACACTGCCAAACAAAAACAACCCATACCACATTACTGCCGATCAAACTGATTTGTTAGGTTGAGTAGTGAGTTTGCAATATCAATAAATAAATCGAGAAGTAGTATAACACTTTTCGTTGTTAACAAGGAGATAAACAATGCCTTTTCAGCTTTCGCCTGGCGTTCTGGTAGCCGAAAAAGATCTAACCAGCATCATTCCCGCAGTCGCTACCTCAACTGGTGGTTTTGCGGGCACATTCCCATGGGGTCCAGTTCTTGAGCCTACCACAATTTCCTCTGAAAATCAACTCGTAGCGCGGTTTGGCAAGCCGACAGACGACAATGCAACGTCGTTCT